ATGAAATATACATCTGAGGAAATCGAGGCCATGCATATGGCTGAGAGAGCTAGAAGACCTGATCAGCCTGTATGGGTTGAAATTATCAAGGGAACCAGCATGATGGATGATATACTGGCTAGTCTTGTAGAGGAAAGCAAGCGACCTATATGGGTAATGAGAAATGCTACCTATGAGGATAACCCTATAGGACTAACAATAGCTAAAGAAATGGGTCTATATGGTCCATACTGTAAAGTAATTAATCAGTACCAGTGGAATCCTTTTAAGGAAAAATATAAACTGACTGAAGACGTACATATTGTTACATACGACTCAGACTCGTATCAGAAACTGTGGAAAAAAGCGCAAATAGAACTAAAGACAGACTATGCAATTGCCAACCTTATATAAAAAGACAGCTACAGGAGCTACGCAAGAGTGGACTATATTCTTTGAGGGTAGAGAATATTATACTGTGAGCGGTCAGGTAGACGGAAAGAAGATTACTAGCACACCTACGAAGTGTGTTAATAAAAATGTAGGTAACGTGAACGAGACTACCCCTGAGCAGCAAGCTGAACGCGAAGCTCGAGCCAAGTGGCAAAAGAAGAGGGATGAGGGGTATATCGAAGATGTAGATGCCCTTGATGGTGCGGGAGCAGGTAGGTATAATCCAATGCTAGCAAAAGATTATGATGATTATAAAGACAAGATTAAACTACCTTTATATAGTCAGCCGAAGTTGGATGGGCTTAGATGTATTGTTACGCGACAAGGAGCTTTCAGTAGACAATGGAAGCCTTTTGTTACCCTAGAGCACATCCGAGAAGCCCTGCAGCCTTTGTTTGATAAATATCCAAGCATTAAAGCTTTTGACGGTGAGATGTATAGCCATGAACTCAAAGACAGTTTTGAGGAAATTGTGAGTATCGTCAAGCAACCAAAAGCCACAACTGAGGATATCGAGAAATGCAAGCAACTGGTGCAGTATCATGTCTATGACTATATCCCAGATGGCGATAATATGGATAGAGCGTTCAGTGCCCGGTCTGTAGACGTATCCTACAACATTAAAACTCTGGATAGTCCATACATAAGGTGTGTTGAAACTACACCTGTGTTTACCCAGAATGAGATGGATGAATTGAATGATAAGTATATGAGTCAAGGCTACGAGGGGCAGATGCTCCGTAACCCCAACTCTCCATATCAAAACAAGCGTACAAAGGATCTATTGAAGAGGAAGACTTTTCACGATGCTGAGTATGAAATTGTAGGATATAAAGAGGGTAAAGGTAGTAGAGAAGGTTGTATTATCCTTCGTCTGGCTATGGCTGATGGTAAAGAGTTCGACTCTGTGCCTATAGGAGGAATTGAATATCAGCAGAGATTGTGGCTACGACGCTTAGATATATTGGGTATGCGTGCAACTGTAAAATACCAGAACCTAAGTAGCGACGGTATTCCAAGGTTCAACAATACAATTAAAATCAGGAATAACAATCTTGAGGAAATTGCGATATGAAGACAATACCACTAGAAGAAGCATATAAGTTGCTTGAGGATGTTCTGGCTGTGCAAATGCTGGACAATTATCTGGTATATCCATCAATGTTTAAATTGACTGGTGACGACGATAATGAGTTCATGCGGTTGTCTGACGGATTTTCCCTCAGGTTTATTGAAAAAAACAACAGAGAAGTGCGTATCAATGATATGTACATGATCATGCGAGCAAACAATATGGATATCAGAATAATACTCCTGGATCCTAGAAAACTATAAAAATGAGTTTAAGTAAAAAAATAGACGAGTGGTGCGAAGATAACTATCCTGAGGAAGATATACTGCTAGCTGATGGCTTCTGTGAAGCCTTTATTGGGATAGGTGTACAGTTCAATACACATATAGCTTTGTACGATAGGAATAAATGTATAGAGATATTGATGGAAGATATGTCGCTGGAAGAGGCTGAAGAGTATTTCCAGTTTAACGTGCAGGGTGCATATGTAGGGGTAAATACTCCTGCATTCGTAGAAATGTTCAAACCATGAGAGATTTAACTATTGAAGAAAAAGAACTGGCGGCTCTAGTTAGAGACAGAATCAAGCAGCTGTCGTCAGCACAAGATGAGATGTTGGACGCGTTGAGTTTTAAGCTAGGTATAAATACTGACAGCGAAGCTTATGGTTGGCTTATGGATGCTCTGTTTAATTCTCAAGAAGGTGAAACGTTTTATAGCTACTGCATAGATAACATCAAAATAAACTAAATATGGAGCCAAAAACAACTAGAATACTTGTAATCAGTGGCAAGGTAGTCAATAAGAATTCTAAGATCGACTGGCCCGATCTTAACTATCCAGATTCAGGACAGACTATATTGAGAACACTACACGATGTAGATTATATTAATATGAAGATCCAGCTTGATAGTGCTGACGGGCCATGGTTCACTTCAGGTAAACTTCCAGAGGGTGTAGCCTTCTACGCCAGACTAACCTAAGTAATTATGACTAAGTTTGAAGAACTAAAGGCTAGAGGATTTGTAGTCAGAGAAAAGTCTATAGCTAACACTATGTGCTATCTGGTTTTTCCATCAAAACTAGATGTGGCCTGGGATAGGGAGCATCTAGTATATCGTAGCAGTATATGGACGGGCGATATGCAGCCTGTGTCTCTAGGGTTTAAAAAGTTCTTCAACTATGGCGAAGCTAAACATATTGTAGAGGATTTTACAGACTCTCAGCTAGAAAATGCTAGAGTTGTTGAAAAGGTAGATGGCTCGTGTCTCATTGTAAGTATATTCAAAGGAGCATCTATTGCACGCACTAGAGGAACTTTTGATGCAGCTGACCACGAGAATACACGAGCCGAACTACCCCAGCTTAAACAGAGATATCCAAAGGCCTTCTATAATGATGATCTAGCTTCTGAACGTTTCACATATCTATACGAGTGGACCACTAGGGCTAATCGTATAGTTGTAGATTATGGCGAAGAGGCAGATCTCAGACTCATAGGTGTTGTAGAGCATGAGGGATATAGGCTAGTATCCCAGGACAAGCTAGTTGATATAGCACACAATATAGGGGTTAAATCTCCCAATAGAATGAATCTAGGGAACATTAAAGATATACACGCAAACCTTGAAACCTTGCGTAATGCTGAAGGATATTGTGTGTATTATAACGATGAGCAGGATATCAAAAAGGTAAAGTGTTCGTGGTATCTAGAAAGGCATAGACTCAAGAGTAACTGTAATATAACTAGTATGCTTGGATTTTTTGTTGAGTACGGCTTTCCTGAAAAACAAGAATTCCTAGATAGGCTAAAGAGCTTTATAGATTTTGAGTGTATGCCTGAAGCTCTAGAACTGGTGGATAAGCTGGTGGAAACTAGGAGAAAAGCCATGATACATGAATATAGTATGCTGGCTTTCTTGAAAAGTATGCCAGCTAACCAGTCTAGAAAACTCACAGCTCAAGCCATAATTAAAAACTATCAGGATACTGGATTAGAGCAATATCTGTTTAATCTTCTAGATCGTGGGTATCTACAATCCTTACAGATTAAAAAATTAATGTTATCCCTAATATGACAAAGCAACAAATAGAAGTGTGTGCGGTATTAAGTAGACACTTTAAGGTCGGTAAAAGTAAAACGAGAGCCGAAGTAACCAACTACCTTGAGGGTGCCGGAGGAGGTGCTTTCTTTGAAGTAACTCTAGGAGGCATAACATTTAAAGTGGCAGTGTCAAACTATACCTTGTCAGTTAAGGATATGTTTTATCCTGAGAAGCTAGAAAAAATAGATTTCTACAGCGACTTGATTAATATGTTCCATAATTACAGCCCTGATTTCATAGGGTTCCTATCTGGCTCGGCTGTAATGATCGCCAGACAAACTGAACTATATGATGGTTCTATAGGTATGTTTATTAGATTTAAAGCCAGGGAACTAGGCGGTGTGGTGATAGAGCCTTTGAAAACATATCTAATAGACACTTATCCACCTGAAGAAATATAATTATGGCATTAATATCCATACCTACATTATATGATTCTGCTGAGTTCATGCTTAGATTGATAAAGGAAAACTGCGATAATCCTGACGATCTATCCAGAATATTCCTGGAAGTAGGAAAGATGCTTGACGCTAAAGATAGCTCTAGACTACCTCAAACACTTCAGCAGCTTATACTACAAGCTAGAAATAATGCCGGTTAAAAGTGGTATAATATATTGATAGCCTTGTAGCTGTTAAAGCAAAAGCGATACCCTAAAAAAGTATCGCTTTATTTTTCCCTATTAGGGGCAGGAATAACCCACCTGCATAATGCCACGGGTAACTGCAGTAAAAGAT